CCCGTGGAGTTTCTACCCCAATCGTATGTCTGCAACTCTTGGGTAGTCTGAAGCTCTGGCAACAACTCACCCTCTACAGAGTGATCGTTGTAATCACCAGTCTCTATCGGCATCCGCACCTCAGCCTGAGATCCAGCCTGCTGCACAAACTCTGCCGCCTTTGTCGCCTCGCGCTCACCAACCCCGCTCTCGTCATTGTCGGCTATGAATATGTGCTTGGCCTTCGGGAACATGACAGATATTTCTGGTGCCACCTTGCTAAGATTGCCTGCGCTGAAACAAACCACCACTGGCTCGCCCATGTCTCGATAGTAAGATGCACCAGTGGCGTAGCCTTCGACATAATTTATATTGTGCGCCTCGCGCAGTAGATCCTGACCGATGATGAAGAATGCACCACCCGCCTCAGTGCCTTTCATATACCACTTGCCCAGAGATGCGTCTGGGTCTGGGTGTATGTACTGCAAACCGACCAACACCACCTGCTTTTTCTTTTCTTTGGTCTTGATCTTGTTTACTGGCACAACCAACTCGCCAGTGGGCGTTTGCCTAACCCCGTGGCCCGTGACTTTCTTTCTGATCAGGTATCCATTGTCCGACACGTCAGTAGATAACGTATCCCAAATCTGCTCCGCCCTTTCAGCCGCTTCCTTGTAAGCCTTGCGCTTATCGGCAGCGGCCTGACGTTTGTTCTCTTGGATCTGCTCGCGCTGCTCGTCGGTCATCTCGTACCGCCCAGCATTCTCTGGCTTCCACGTTGCCGTGGGTTCTTCGTTGGAGATGGTGCGATCACCGCACCGTCCGTATGGCACCTCTTGCTCAAGCCAGAACTGATACCACCCGTGCAGCTTATTGGTTCCGTTCACATTCATGTAAGCGCGACCAATATCTCCGCCGACCACCAACCCCTTCTTCGGGTCAGGCGTCATACCGTTAGCACCCAGAAAATCTATGAACCCTTGGCGAGCGTCTCCACTCAGCGGCCTGCTGAAATCTTTCTGTTTGATGTCCGTTATTTTTAAACTCATTAAATATCCCTTGCACACATTTATCCGATGTGCATAATAGTACAACTTTTTGCATAAACACAAGGATAAAGATATGGGAATTACAGCAAGCGATGGTGGCGGGTCAGATTATGAACAGGTTCCGGTCGGAACTCACAGCGCAATCTGCTACAAGATTGTAGACGCTGGAACGTCGAACAATGAGTATCAAGGTGAAGTTAAAAAACAGCATAGCATATTTATTTTTTGGGAGTTACCTGATTGCAAAACGGCAGATGACCGTCCTATGTCGATGTTTAACAAATACACGCTAAGCCTCAACGAAAAGGCGAAGCTGCGTCAACATTTGCAAACGTGGCGCAACAAACCATTCACGGCTGAAGAGCTGGCTAATTTCGACGTAACCAATGTGCTAGGCGTTACCTGCAAGGTCGATGTCGGCTTAACATCAGGCGGTAAGGCTAAGGTTACTGGGGTATTCACCGCCGATGGTGGTGCAAAGAAAATTGCCACCGTTAATGATCAAGTAATATTCGACTTAGAAGATTACCTGAAAGAGTTTACTGGCGAGTCATGCGAAGCCAGCAAAAGAATGTGCGACATCTTTGAGGAACTGCCCCGGTTTATTCAGTACCAGATTGGTGGCTGTGATGAGCAGGGTCGAGATCCTGTTGAGCCATGTTTCGAGATGAAAGCTGCACTGAAAAAGGGTGAGAGCACTGCGCCACCAAAGAAAAAAGATGATGGCCCAGAAGACGCAGACTTTGAAGACGACATTCCATTTTAGGAGGTTAGCATGGCTAGTTATTACAGACGTAAGTACAAAACCCGGGCGGGAACCAAACGCGATCAGGTGAGGCTGTACTTGTTGGGTCACCCCAACGCTACGGTTGAAGAGGTGGTCAAAAAAGTAGGCGTGTCTAAGTCATACGCTTTTAAGATCCATGCCGAGTACAAGGGTGATTCTAAGTTTGGATTTGACGCTGCCTTTGGTAATCCAAAGGGTCAGTTGGATAGTTTGACCATCTTCAAAAACGATATGGTCAACCAGCCCAAGCATTATGCAGGCAAGATCGAATGCATCGACGCTATGGTCAGTGCCTTCGGTTTGCAGCGGGTAAAAGAGTACAGCGAGATTGCTGCGTTCAAATATCTGTGGCGTCAGGGCAAAAAAGGTGATCCTGCTGAGGACAAAGCCAAAGCAATTTGGTATACCAGATTCAGCCTTGGTGATGATCCGAGATCAAAAAAATGATTTGGTCAAAGCTGATCACCAGCCCAGCCATACCCTATTGGACGACGTATTCGTTGTTGATAGCGTTCTTGTTTGGGTCGGTCATTGGATTTTTTTTAGGCTGAGCGTTCATCACGCGCTTCCAACACGTTCCCGTCCGTGTCAGCCGATGGCGGGGCTATTTTTAGACCAAGCAGAAACCTAACTGCTTAACATCGCAGCCCTCGTCATGCGGGTCGAAGACGAGACAGACCAAGGGCTTCATCCCCCTCATTAGCACGTTCCCGTCCGTGTGGTCGAGCAGGCGGGGCTTTCCATATAAGGAGTAACAATGGAATCTGCATTTTTAAAGGCTTTGTTGGTTGCAAAGAAAAACAGCGAAGACAAAGAGAAACAATCCGAGGATCGCGCTAAAAATTTATTGACCAGAGTAGGCGACGATCAGGTCAAACAAATCCTTGGCCTAGAAGCCAAGAAACTTAAAAGAGCCGAAATTGCTCGTGAAACTGGTATCAGCGCCCACACCATCTACAACGTAGTACGCCGATACTCAATAGACGAAAACGACAATGTTGTCTTGAATGATCGAGATCATATAAGCCAATAGAGGAACCAGTGATGGATTTTAAAGAAGGCATTTACGAAGATTTAGACTACCCAACCTACGACTCAATCCCAGCGTGGCGATCTCACGATCTCACCTCAATTTCCAAGTGTCCCTTCACTTGGAAGAACCGAACATTTAACAACTCACCCGCGCTGATGGAAGGTAGGGTGCAGCACACCGTGTTCTTGGAACACCACAAATTTCATGATGAGTTTGCCATTGAGCCTGATTTTGACCGAAGAACCAAGATTGGCAAAGCCGAGTACAGCGACTGGCTTGAAGAGCTGGGCGACAAGACGCCATGCAAGCAAAGTATGTACGACATCTGCATGGAGCGTCGTGAGGTTGTTTCTGAGTTTATCCCCAAGCCAGAGCATCGCGTCGAGTTGACATTGTGCTGGTATTGGAACGGTCAGCCCTGCAAAGGCAAACTTGACTGGCATACTGGCACAGACATCTGGGATCTCAAGACCTGCCGAGATGCTTCACCTCGCGGATTTAGAAGCGCGATCAACTCATTTAGATACTACCAGCAGGCTGCATATTATATCGCTGGGTGCCGGGCTGTGGGTTTGCCTACTGAGAAGTTTTACTTTTTGGCTCAAGAAAAGCAGGCACCTTTTCCCTATGCAGTTTACACGCTGAGCGATGAAGCCATCGCTTATGCTGATGCCCAGAACGAACAGGCAATGGCGATTGGCATGAAGTGCCGAGAGCAAGACCTGTACCTACCTTACAATCAGCAAGGGATTAAAGAGTTTGGGTTATCTGAAATTAACTGATGAGGAGCAGGCACAAGAAGATGCGTGGGATGCTCAGAAGATGTACCACGCCGCTCGATGGGTGTGGAACCGTAGAGGCCATGCCTCACCCAACAACCCACCGCATCGAAGGGTTAACTGGGAGCAGTGGTTTGAGAAAAAGTTTGGTGAGCCGTTAAACGCTTACGCCGCAAGAAAGAAAAAGGATAAAGTATGAAAGAGTTTTTTATGAAGATTTCAGCCACCAAAGAGGCTCAGGTCAGGGTATACGGTGAGTCGGAAGAAGCCGCCATCAAATCACTTACAAATGGTGGTGAGATGGATCTGCTAAGTATGTGGGGCGAGCCTCACATTGAGGTTGATTACTGCCGAGAGGTAGATAAATCTAAGGCATAAAAAAAGGGCGTTAGCCCCTTTTCTAAGTTAGTTCCTCGTTCAAATCAAAGAATTCATCACCTAACTTCCACTGAACAATGAACTTGTTGTACAGCTTTTGCTGCTGCTTGATTGTTGCCTTTGCCATAGTTTCCGTTTGAGTTGCGCTCCTACCAATGTAAGTAGCATCATCAACCGTCCGTGAAGCCAGATCATAAATCGCGGTTAGGATCTCCATCCTAGCCTGTTGAACAGGAGTTAAACCATCTTCATTACGCATTACTTTCTTCCTTTTGTTGTAGTTTTCCAAGACCCGAAGGTTTCGGGGCGGGAACTACCCGCCCAGCTCGTCAGTTGGAATTAAGACGCT